CCCCCACACCGGCCACGACAGCTCGGCCGTCAGAATCATGTACTGCCCGACCATCGGATCGACGACCGGCTCGGCCAGGTTGTACGCTTGCATCCGGCCCGGCTTCGCGTTCAGATCGTCCGTCTCGAATTGAATCGAGATCAGCGCCTTTTGGAAATCGTGGATCTCTTGTGTGCCGCGCGCCGCGGCGCCGCTTCGCGAGTACCGCCCATCCTGCACGATCTGCTCATGAATCGAGGTACCCGTATACGCACTCCGGACCGTCATCACCACGTCGGCATCAATCGGCTGCGGGCGAATCCGCTCCGGACTGCCCGGCGCGTCGTACCGGAGCGTCGTCACAATGTCGCCGAATGAATCGATCGCCGTCACGACCGCCCCGGTATAAATCGGCCCAATCAGCCCGCCCCAGCCCGTCCCGGAGACTTGCACAAACGCCGGCGACACCCCCGCGCCGCTATAGGCGATCAGCTTCAAGTACTGCTCATCGATCCGGATCCACGGCATACTGCGGCCGCGCACAAACTCCGTCGAATCGACCGTAATCCAATTCGTGCCCGCCGCCGGCGGCCACAGAATATCCGCGACGACTTTCGCCGTTTGCGTCGTCCCGGCCGTCGTCGACCACACCCCTTCCGCGTACTGCACCATGAGCCGCTGCGTCCCGATCCGGACTTCGCGCCGCGCGCCGGCGTTCGTCACCTTGTCCAAAATGCTCGCGTCCATGACCGGCATCGAGTAGAGAAACGCCGGATCGGTCGCCGGATCTGGCATCGTGCCCATCGGCGCCGTCGTCCGCAGCCCTTCCACGATCACCGCGTCCCGCTGCTGCGCGTTATCCCAGGTTTCCGCAAACGCCTTCAGCATCGGATTCTCGAGCGTCAGTGGCGACGGATTGACGACGTTCGGCTCGGAGAGCCCCGTCCAGACGTGCAGCACTTTCAGCGGATCGACATAGAACCCGCCGCCGCCCGGAAACATCGTGACCAGGCGCCGCAGCACCGTCGAGAATCGCTCATTGGAGACGCCGACCGACGCATGGGACGGCAAGCCGTCGGCGACCCCAGCCACCGAGATCGCGACGCCGCCCCCGCCCTTGCCCGTAAACCGCGCGATCAAGTCTTTAATCGTCACCGTCGCCGACTGCGGCGGCCAATCGTACGTAATCAGGTACTCCGAATCGAGCACTTGCAGATAATCGGCACACATCACCGACCGGACGCTCGGCGACCGCGCCGGCCCGCGCGTCGTTTGGGCACTCACGATCCGGCCGCCGAATAAGACATTCTCCGTCGCCCCGCCCAGCCCGATCACCACATCCGACCCGACCCGCAGCTCGGCGTCGACGTCGCCATCGGTCAGCATCACGTCAAACGAACACGTATCCGGCTCCTCGTTGATCGCCATCGTCACCCGGAGCGTGCCGTACTGCACCCACTTCGTAATGTCGGCCCCGTTCACCGTCACCACGCCGTAGAGCGGAAAGACGTAGTTACTCCGGATCGCGCCCGAGCGCGCGATCCCCGACCGCGCCTGCAGGTATGCTTTTTGACTCCCGGAGAGCGCCACGTCAGACCGCCGCGCGCAGCTTGCCCATGAGGCTAAACTTCGCCGTCAAAGCGTCGCTGACCTTGTTCGCCAGTCGCTGCAGGGATTCCGGCGTATCGAAGAACGCGCCCTGGGCATTGATCACGATCGCCGGCATCGACGCCGCCGGCGCCCCGCCGCCCGGCCCCACCGTCGCAAACGCGCCCGACTCCTCGCGCGGGACCACCGCTTCCCAGCCGTGGAGCATGACCGGCGTCCCCTTGCCGAAATTCCTAAACCCGTCCGTCCCGCCCTGGTAACTCTCCAGCTCTTGCCCGCCGGAGGCTTGCTTCGGCGTCGCGATCGGCTTCACGTCCCACGACACTTCGCCTTTAATCTTCGGCTGCGGAATGTCCTTGATCGCCAGGCCGAGCCCACGCGAGATCGCGTCGGTCAGCTTTTCCACGCCATCGATCAGTTTTTTAAACCCGTCCGACATCGACATCGCAAACGAGACGCCGGAATCCTCGAGATTCGTAATCGCGTTCCCGTTCTCGTCGAGCAGCGTCCCCGACTTCGCCATCGACTCGAGCATCGGCCGCATCGCTTCGGGCACTTCGGTACCCATTTTCGTCGCGTCCTGCACGTACTTACTGACAGACTCGCTCATCCGTTTGCTGATGGCGACCGTGTCAATGCCGGCACTGTTGAGGACTTGCCAGTCTTTGTAGAGCTGCTGCGCCTGCTTATCGAGTTCCTGCCGCTGCATCGCCGGCCCGAGTTCCTCGAGCGTGAACCCGTACTTTTGCGCGGTATCGATCGCGAGCTGCATGGCGTCTTCTTGAAATTGCAGCGCGTCCTCGATGTCCTTGATCGACTTCTTCACCTCGTCGGTACTCTTGGCCGCGAACAGCGCATCGACCGAGATCCCGGCCGTCTCGGCGGCCTTCGTCAAGGCATCGACGCCGCCTTGTGCGGCCACAAAGGCGTCCCGCAGCTTCGCCGACTCGAGCGACGCCTGCAGGTTGGCGATCGCCTGCTGCAATTGATCCTTGTTGCCGGCCGAGAGCAGCTTATCGAGACTGGTATGCGCGTTCGCCGCCGCGACCGTCAGCGCATTGATCCCGCCGGCCGACGCAATGAAATCATCCCGCAGCCCATACAGTTCCTTCCGTTTCTTCGCTTCATTGAAGAAGCCCTTAATCAACCCGATCGCGCCGCCCACGGCCGCGCCCCACGGCCCGGCGACCGAGAACCCGATCGCGGCCCCGTTCAGCGTGCTCTGCAGCTTGCCCGTTTCTTTCGTCGCGGTCTGAAACGCCCCGACGACGCCCACCGCGCCCGCGGCCGTCTGGGCAAAGCCTTGCGTGACGTTGCCGGCCTTGAGCTGCCCGAGCCCCTTCTGAAATTCCGTGGACGACTTCTCGGCGAGCGCCATCGCGCCGAGTACCGTCCCGATGTCCTGGGTAATGTCGCCAAACGCGCCATCGCTGATCTGCGCGAGCTGCGCGAACGACGCCGCGAGATTCTGAATGGCTTTGTCGAATTCCTCGAGCGACGCCTTCGGCTTCGGGCCGAGCGTCACACTCTCGCCGATCTTCGTGGGATCGAACCCGCCGCCGCCTAAGCCCTGCGCGAATTCGGCCGACTTGGCGGCCGACTCCGCCGCCGCCAGCGCCTGCAGCTTTTCGGTATACGTCTCCGTCGACTCGGCCGCCTTGATCGTCGCGGCCCAAATGTCGTACATGGCCTGCGGCGCTTCCGTCCCGGCCGCCGCGTACACCTCGAGCGCGTCGTCCATGACCTGGTGAATCTTTTCGATCTGCTTCTCGGTCATCTCCGAGATCGGAATGGACGTCTTCAGCGCCTCGACATACTCGAGCGCCGCCGCGATCAAGCCACGGCCCGCGAACGCATCCTTGAGATCGATCACCGCGTTGTATTCCGCCTGGAGCCGTTTGTTCCAGTCGTCCTGGGCTTTTTTAGCGTCGTCCTGGATCTTGGCGCGCGACTTCTCGGCGCCGGCGAGCGCGTCCGTCTTGGCCCGCAGTTCCGCCTGGATCTGCGCGGTCGTTTTCATCCCGCCCGCGTGCGCCTCTTCGGCCGCCGTCACGAGCTTGATGTCCTTCCCTGTGTTTTTCAGACTGGCCTGATAGTCGTCGAGCCCCGACTTCATTTGCAGAAACGCCGCCGCCGATCCCGCCCCCCCGGTAATCGCATCTTTCGCCGACAGCGCCATCGTGTGGAAGAACGTGCTCCACGACTGCGTCATCGTGCCGGTGACTTGCGCCGTGCTCGCCAGCATTTCGCCGGAATAGATAATGACGTTGTTTTTGAACCGCTCCCAGGCGTCGCCGGCCTGCTCGAGCCGTTTGATCGTCTCGTCGCTCATGTACTTCTGCGCGTCGGCCGCGTCATACATGCCGTCCCGGATTCCGCCGATGATTTTCTTCGCGCTCGGCCCGAGAATCCCCATCGCCACGTCGAGCTGTAGCGTCTCGTCCTTGATCCCGGCGATCTTGTTAATGATTTCCTTATAGGCGTCCTCCGTCGACATCTTCCGGAGCGCCTCCGTCGACAGCCCGATATTGTTCAGGAGCGCCTCATACTCCGGCGAACTCTCCGACAGCTTCTCGGTGACGGTCTGGATCGACTTGCCGAGCTGCTCCGATTCCACGCCGCTCTGCTTCGCCGCCGCCGACCACTGCTGCACGAACTTCGTCGACACGCCCCACTGATCCGACAGATCCTTGACGGCGCCGGCCGCGTCGAACACGCTGCCGATGAACTGCTTAATCGCGTCGACCCCAAACGCGATCCCCAGCACGCTCCCGACCTTCGTCAGCGCGCCCATCCAGTCCGTGGTTTGTTTGTTCGCGTTCTTCGTCTGATCGGCGATCTCTTGCAGATTCTTGGGTACATCCATACCCAAGGCCTTCATTTTGTTCACCGCTTCGTTCGTCGTCGCGCCGAGCCGCGCCAGTTCCTTCTCGGTCAGTTTGGAGACGCCGCCGATCTCCTCCACGGCCTTCGCCATGATCGTGGCTTCCTGCACGATCTTCTGGCCGCTGAATTGATTCGCGAGGGTATTGAGCCGGCCGCCGACGCGATCGGCGCCGGCGCCGAAATCCTTCAGGACCGCGTCGGCCTTGTCGACCGCGTCGTAAAAACTGGAGAAATTAGCGGTAAACGTCGCGGAGAGCGCCATGCTATTTCCGGCTCCGCGCCGCCTCCTCTTTCAGAAGATCAATCAGCACGCCGTACACGTCGACCGGCAGCTCGAGCAGCTCGTCGTACGTCCAGCCCATTACCCGGCAGATGTAGAGATCGGATCGGGTGAGTTCGACCCATCCGATGCTTTTTTTTGATGCTCCCGCTCGGCCGACATGGCGCCATCGTGCGCTTGAATCGCGTCGAGGATCTCGCGCAGACTTTCCGGTGTTTGATTCCGGAGCGCCGCGGCCACGAACGCATACGCCTGATCCCGAATCCGGATCGGCTTATCGTCGGCGTCGGTAATCGACCAGTCGATCAAGTAGCTGACCGCTTGCGCGATCCCGAGATGCTCGAGATCGAGTTCCGGCTTTTCGCCCTGCTTGAACGATCCCGCCTTGATCACGCGCGCTTGGGCGTCCCGTTCCTCGCCGGCCGTCAAGTGCTTTCGCACCAGCAGCCAATCGCCGCCCGTCAGCTCCAGCCGGAGTTCTTCCTGCTTCCGATACCGCGATCCCATCAGTACTCCGTTCGTTTGGGCAGGAGCCGCGCCGAGAGCTGCCCTTGATAGACCGTCACGTCGCCGAGCGGCCGCCGCGTCGGAATCCCGTCTTTGTTTTGGATCTCCAGCACGAGCCCCGTCTGCGTAATCCGGAACCCATCGACGTCGAGGACCGCCGCGGTAAAGAACTCATTTTCGACCCGCCACGCGCCGAGCGTCGCGGCCTTTTGGTACCCCAGCCGTACCACGGCCGCGACGCCCTCGATCACGATCCGGTGACGCTCGCCGGTGATCCCCATCCCCGCTCCCCGAGCGCGTCGCCGGCGTACAGAACGTCAGATCGTCGCGCTGAATTTCCGCCCACGTTCGCCACGTCGCCGGATCGCTGTCGTGCGGCGCCATCGCCGATCTAGGCGACGCCCGCGACCCAGGCCGTCCCGCTCCAATGCGCCGTGGTCCCGTCGCCGAGCATCACGTACTGGCCCGTCGTCCAGGCCGTCGCCGGCGCCGCCGTCACGCCCGTCATGGCCGCGAGATTCGCCGGCGCCATCGCCCCGGCCGGCGTGAAGCTGCCCGGACTCGTCACGCCCGTCGCGCCCGTGGCCGCGACTTGAGACGTCCGCGTCCAGGCGCCATTGGCGACAAACGTCGCATCAATCGTCACGGCCGCCGTCACGCCGCCCTTGATCGAGGCATCGAGCCACGCCGGCCCTTCCCACGCCTGGGCAGACGTCGCGCTCGGATAAAACGCCAGATAGCAGCCCGTCGGCGAATCGCAGCCGTCGAAAATGACGTCCGTGAGCCGATCCCAAAACGCCGTGAAGCTCCCCGACAGATCCTTGAGCCCGACGACATACCGCTTGTTGGCATCGCCGAGCGACGTCGTCTCGACCTTGTCGGTCGCCATGTTCAGCGTCCAATCGGAGATGTTCCCGATCGCGACGTACGATCCGCCCGTGGTCAGCTTCATGGCAACGATCCCCTCTTTGCCATGCGTGCCCGGGTTATTCACTGGTGCTGCTGGTGCTGCCATTGATTCGTCTCCTCAGATGTTCGACTTGAACATGTCAGCCGGCCGCGCCGGAGACATGCAGACCCGCGCGTTCCACTAGATCGATCAAGGCGGCCAACATGATCCGGCGCCTCTGCACCGCGATCGGGATGAACGTCCGACCGACCGGCATCCGGCCCGTACTCTTGCCATTCGCCCAGCGCCGCGGGGGTGTGCCCCGCTCGAAAATGTACGCATGTTTCGCCGTATTCCGCACCCGCACCGTCGCACTCACGGCATCTAGGCTCACATCGAACCGCAGATGATCCTTCAGGTTCCCCGTACGCACCGGATACGCGGCCGCGATCTCGCGCATCGCCGCGTCGGCCTGCGCCTGCACAATGACGCTGCCCTCGCGCACCAGATCCGGCGGCAGCGCCTTGAGCGCCGCGCGCAGCTCGGCGAGCCCGTTAATTCGTAGCTGGTTCCCGGCCACGCGCCACCACCTCCACACAGAGCAGCACCACGTCCACATGCCGCTCGTCGACGTCCGACACACTCTGCACTTGCAGCGTCCGGCCCTCGAACACGATCCGCGTCTCGAGCGTCAGCCCCGGATGAAATCGGCCCCGCACATAGAACGCCGTCTGCCCGTCGACGACTTGCGCCGCGGCCGATTGGATCGAGCAGTACCAGGTCGCCGGCACGATCGCCACGGCCGGATGCTCGAGCGTCACGACATGCCGATACGCGCCGATCCCCATCAGGCCACCGTCGGATCGCGATACTGGCCGAGCGCCGTTCGGATCCAGGTGAAAATGTCGGCGTCATTCGGTGGAGGATCGTCGCCGCGATGTTCGTACAGGTACGTCGTGAGCCGAAGGATCACGTTCTTGACCATCTTCGGCGCCGTCGTCGGCGTCCACGTGGCATCGGCCGCCGGCCCGAGGAACCCGATCACATACTCTTGCGCGGCATCGAGCTTTTCCTGCACGTCGCTATCGTGCGCCGCGTCGGTAATCCGCAATTGGATCGCCTTCACCTCGGCGACCGTCCAGAGCGGCCCCGCCAGCGTCACGCGCGAAAACGTCAGCGTCATGGCTGCGGTACCTCAGCCGGCACGTCGGCCGGCGTCGGCGTCGGCGTCGGCGCCGGACTCGGCGACGGGGGCGCCGCGGCCGCCGCATCCCGCATCGCGAGCGCCTCGAGCGAGTAATACTGCTGCTGCAGGTACGGCGTATCGCCGCCCGGCACCGGCCCCAGGCCGAAGTACTTCAGCCGTGCTTCGTTCGGCGACATGGCGCCGGCGCTAATCGCATCGTGCGCGGCCTTCGTCTTCGTCGCCGTATCCATCCAGATCAGATCGTCGAGATCGAATTCCGTGCCGTACGGAAACGGCAGCTCGAGCCCGGCATCCAGCGCCGCCTCGATCGCCGTCAAATGCGTTTGTAAGCACTGCGAATGGTACTGCAGCGTCGACGCCTCGTTATTCGCGTACGGCGGCTGCTGACTCGAATCGACCATCGAGATCGGCACGCCGAAGCAGCCGGCGATCGTTTTCGCCGTCCACCCGGCCTGCTCGATCCATTGCGACTCCTCAGCCGACGCGCCGACCGCTTCGTACTTCATGCCGTTGCCGACAATCGCCGTCTTGCCGGCGCCCAGGTTGTGCCACGTCTCACTGAGCCGCTTCGCCGTCTCCGGATCGATCTCCGTCGGCGCAATCAGCATCCCACTCGGCCGGCCGCCGCTCGAGAAGAACGACGTCGACGCCGCCTGCATCGCGAGCCCCTGCGTCGCCGCGCCGCCGCACGCATAGAGCGGAGACAGCCCGACGAGCGGATGAAACGCGCAGTTCCACCGATCGTGGATAATCTCCCGCGCCGGGAGCACCGTCGGCCCGTCACTCGCCGGTAGGCCCGCGAGATCGTTGGTCTGCAGCTCGTAATACACCGCGCCATCCGGCGCCACGAGCGGCCGCACGCGGCAGGGGTCAAGGACCGACAACGACGTCACCACCCCGCGCGCGTCGCGATCCTTCAACACGTACGTATTGCCGTACAGCAGTTTTGAAAACATCCAGACTTCGAAGAACTGCGCCGGCGTTTGATAGCGATTCGGCGCCCGCAGGACTGGCGAGAATGCCGCGCTGTCCGTTTCCTGCCAGATCCCATTCGCGTCGACCGCCACGAGCCGGCAGGGCAGTTTGCCAATATCGGACGCGATCAGAGAGACGCAGCGAAACACGACCGGATTCCCGAGCGCCGTCTCCAGCCGGAGTTCCTGATTCTGCTGCCAGGCGCCCGTGTAGGGCTCGCGCACGATCGGCACCCAGCTCCCGCCCGCCGGCGTCGTCGTGCGCGGCACAAACAGCCCGCGCAACGACGACCGGATCGACGCCAGCACGCCCACGCGCTTAGCCCTTGCTACGGCCGGAGGCTTGGACTTCCACGCCCGTCGGCGCCGGCCAGGCCGTCGCCGTCAGGTACTTGCACGCATTCGCGTTCGCCTTCGACCAATTGATGAACCGCTCGGCCCGGAGCCCGATCGCGTTCGTCTGCCAGAGCGACACATAGACCGTCGTCGCGTCGGCCGGCGACATCGGCGCCGAATCCATTTGCAGCGACGCCTGCTCGGACGCATCGATCGACACGCCGCCCTCGTCCGCGTACAGCACGAGCTGCGGCTGCAGCGCAATCACGTTCGCGCCGGCGGCCTGCGACGTAATGAACGTCAGCCCCTTGTAACTGCCGCCAGCGATCGTCACGCCAGGGAATTCCGGCGAGCCGTCGAGATTCGTCCGGAAGGTCAAGGAGAGCGCATTCGACGCCGACATGATGAACGTCACGCCGTCGACCGCGATGTTATTCGACGCGAAGTGATTAATCAGGCCGATGATGTCGGCCAATGGATTCGCCGTCGCGGCCGCCGTCGGCGCCCCGTTCGTAATCGACGCCGGATTGACGCCGGCGACCGCGGCCACGGCCGGATCGATGAACTGCGAATCGAGAAATTGCGCGATCCCGGCGACCATGTCGGCGCGCACCAGCGCCTCGGCGCTCGGATTCGAGAGCATGACGAGTTCTTTCGTCAAGACAATGATCCCGGCCGCCTTCGCGACGCCGAGCGACGTCGACGCGAACGCCAGCTTGCTGACCGGCTTCGGCTTCGCCTCCCCGACCCAGCCATACGTGCCGCCGGCCGTTTGGCTCGGCACTTTCGTATTGAACGGCACCGTTCGCAGGTTCGGAATCTTGCCAAGAATCGTCGCCGGCCGCAGCAGTTCGATGAATTCGTTCGAGATGTTTTGATTGACGAGCGGACTGGCCCAGGTCGCATCCGTCGTGGTCCCCGGCGCCACCGCGGCCTTGAGGTACAGCGCGACCTCCGGCGTCGAATCGCCCCACCGCTGCTCGGCATAGGCGATCGCGTCGCGCACGTTCCCCTTGCACACGAGCTGCGCGCACGCCGCCCGCACAAACGCCGTCCCGAGCGGCACATTCGCCTTGACCGAGATCACCGGCAGCGCCGCCGGCCGGCCCGGCGCCGGCGCCGGCACCGGCACCGCACTGGCGATCTGCAGCTTTTCATGCTCCCGCCACCGGCCGAGATCGGCGTCGATCGACTTGACCTGGACCGCCAGGCCGTCGTGCTCCATCGACTCCTCCTCGTTGAGCGTCCGATCGGCGTCGGCGCCGCCCTTCATGATCTCCGTCATGCGCCCCGTCAGCGCCGCGCGTTTGTTCTCGAGATTCTGAATGTGTTCGCCGATCGTCTGCTTCATACCTGATCTCTCCGTGCGGCGCCCCGCCGCCAGTGACTTCACCAGCCGAATCGTCGCCGCGGCATTCGCCGGAATCGTGACCAGCGACAATTCGCAAATCTCTGTTTTCCGCAGCCGGCGGCCGCCGCCCTTCAGATACTCGACCCCGCCCTCGAGAATCCGGTACCCGACCGACGCGCCCGAAATCACGCCCGCCTTGAGACACTGCCAGGCATCATCGATCCGCGCCTTGAGCGGCCCCGGCTCGTCGACCGTCGGCAGGTTCGCCTCGAAGGTAATCCCCTCGGCCGACACCTTGAGCGTCGCCGTCCCGATCGGCTGCTTTTCGTCGTGGTGAAACAAGAGCGGGATAGGATTTTTGAACGTCGCGCCGGCCGGATCGAAGACGTCGCCCGCGCGATCGAGTTCGGGCGTCGACGCCACGCCCGAGATCATCCGCCGCGCCGGCTCGACCGCCTTGACCTCGAGCAGCGCGTACGCCTGATCCATGGCTCGGCAGTATCCGACCGGCCAGGCCCCGCGTCTATTTTTTAGTTGTTTTTTCCAGCTCGCGCCGAATCAGCGCCGGCACCGACACCGACAGCCGGCGCGCGTCGACACAATACCGATCGTATTGTTTCTTCGGCAGCGTAATCGTCACGAGCTGCGAGCCGTCGCCCGCGTCGACGCGCGGCCGCCCGCGGCGCTTCACCCGATCACCACCATCTGATAGCTGGGCACCGTCGCCTTCGCTTGCCGATCCATGAGATCGACGGCCATGATCAGCGCCACGACGCCGTCGATCCGCTCCGTCGACTTCGTCTTACTCGGTTTCAAGTTCCCGGCCGGATCGGACTCGACCGCGACATTGCCGATATTCCACCGCAGCACCGGATCGCCCGACTGCCGCAGCCGCTTGCCGAGAATCGCCTGCTCGAGCGACTTCGTCGGCGCCGAGAGCGAGCTGAATCCCTGCCGCATCGAGACGCACGTGAGCCCGTCCTGCTGCTGGAGCCGCGTCACCAGATCGGTCGCATTCCACGGGTCAAAGGCGATCATCTGCAGCGAGAATTCGGCGGACCACTGTTGCAGGACGCGCCGGATCGCGTCGTAATCCACGACCGCGCCCTCGGTCGCCGTGAGCACCCCCTGCCGCGCCCACTCGTCGTACGGGACATGGTCGCGCCGGCTCCGCTCGCGAATCCGATCGGCCGGCACGAAAAATTGCGCCAGGACGTCAAAGCCGCGCTCATCCGGAAAGACCGCGACCAGCGCCGTGAGATCCGTCGTCGTCGACAGATCCATCCCGACGTAACAGCGTCGCCCGGCGAGCGTCGCCCGGTCGACTGGCACCAGGCAGCCGTCCCAGGCCGCGAGCGACAGCCACCGCGACGCCTGCTCGGTCCATTGGTTGAGATACAGCCGGCGAAACGTATTCTCCTGCGCGGGTATTTCCTTCGCGCGCGCACACAGGATCTGCATTTCCTCGAGCGAGCGGAAATCGCCCAGCGCCGGGTTCGCTTTCTGCCACACGCGCCGCTTCGTCCAGTCGGCGCCCTCCGGCGCTTCATACAGAATCGGGAGAAACGTGGGATCGATGGCGGGATTCTCGAGCACCTTCCGCGCGTGGGCGTAGAGTTCCCAGAGGATCGAATGCCGGTCGTACCCAGCCGTCGAGATCACGAGCAGGAGCGGCTGACGCCGCGCCCCCATCGACGTGGACATCACGTCATAGAGCTGGCGATCGGGCGCCGCGTGCAGCTCGTCGTAAATCACCATCGACGCATTAAACCCGTGCTTACTGTACGCCTCGGCCGAAATGGCCCGGTAAAAACTACCCGACGCCCGATGCACGATCCGCTTCTGCGATTCGACGATGTAGCACTGCGCTTCGAGTTCCGGATCGTTCCGCAGCATTTGCGCCGCGACGCCAAACACCAGCCCGGCCTGATCCCGGTCGGCCGCCGCCGAGTAGACCTCGGCGCCCGTTTCCCCATCGGCCAGGAGCCCATACAGCGCAATCGCCGCCGCGAGTTCCGTCTTGCCGTTCTTCCTGGGCAGCATGAGCAGGCATGTCCGGTATTGACGCAGTCCGTCCGGCCGCTTCTTAAAGATCCGCTTGAGAATCTTTACCTGCCACGGCCGCAGGTTGAACGTCTGACGGGCGAAGGCGCCCTTGGTGTGGGTCAGCCTATTGACGAAGGCGATCGCGTCCTGAGCGGGCGCCGGCGGCCCCAAGGGGCCATCGTCGCGCGTGGGTGCGTTCCGGTTCCAGCCCCCACGGCGATCCCGTTTCACCGGGGCGACGACGGCATTAGGCATAGTTCATCTAGGCATAAGGTGCGCGTGGGGCCGGCGTGGTTTCCGGCCGTGTCCACTTTCAACTTTTTGACACCCCCCAGGCCGTCGGATCCTCCCACGGATCTCCCCATCATCGTTGCATCTACCCATGTCTGCGGATCTCCCCACGTTTTCGCTTGCGTCGCTTGAGGTACGCCGCCCGCATCCGGCACCGCATGCACCGAGTAAACCGTTGCACGGGCGTTCCACAATGCCCACAACACCCGGCCTCCCGGTACCGCTGCCACCGCGCCCGCACGTACGGGCGGTAGTACTCCCGCTGATACGCCCGGCGCCGCTCAGGATCTGCGAATGGCATGGCCTCACAACCGCAAGAGCGGCCCGCCCTCGAACGCCTCAAGCGTCGGCCCATACGTGGGCAGATGTGTCGCTGGCCACCGTGACCACTGCGATCCATCCACCGACTGCGCGCCGATCCGTTTCGCGTACCGGATCCGGTTGCGCGTATTCACCCGGCCCATATGGACCCACTTGCCGCGCGCATTCCCGTATGCGGCCAGATCCCGCGCGACTCGGCCGAGCTTCCATGCCGTGGTACCCCCGAGAAAGATGGCGTCACACATTGACCAGGGCACGCGATCGACCGTGATTCCATCCTGCCCGACGAACGCCACCGGCCAACCGCGCGCGTGAAGCATCGGCTCCCACTGCCGAAAGAGCGCGAGCGTCGCCGCCGCATCGCCGACCACATCAGGCGCCGCCACGAACAGGCACTGCGGGAGCTGCGGGATTCGGTCGAGCAGCGTGAGAAATGCCGGCGCATCGAACCCGGAAAACGCGCCGTTGTCGATCGCATACGGGCGCCCGATGATGGATTTGGGATTCGGCCGCGAGCGAGGCAGGAGCAACACCCCCAGCTCAGGGTACTGTGCGACCGTCACCGTCGCGCCTGAGACGAGCAGAATCACGTTACTCCCCACGTTGCGTCTTGCGTTGATGGCACGATCGACAGAGCGCCTGCAGGTTCGCCCGATCCCAGAACCGAGCACTGATCCCCCCATGTCGGGCGATATGGTCGACCTCGAGCGCCGCCACGACCAGCCCGCAGTCGGCACACTGGTAGGCCTGCTCGCGCACGACCCGCGCCCGCAGCGCCCGCCAGCGGGGCGTCCGGTACCACCGCCGGACCGCCACGTTCGGCCGCGCCTGCTCGGCGTCCACCTTGTGCAGCTGGCAGCGTCGGCCCTGCAGGATGAGCGCCCCGCAGCCGGGCACCACGCAGGGATGCGGCGCCCGCGCCGGCACTAGCGCCGCCGCGCCGCGAGCGTCTCGACGGTCTCGGCGATCTCGGCCGCTCGCAACGTCAAGACCGCGACTTGTGCACTGAGCCGGTGTGCCCGTGCCAGCGTCACCGCCGACAGGTACAGATTCCACAGCATGAGCAGCGTGAGAAACACGTACTCCCAGGTCACGAGCGGATCTCCAGATACGCGCGAATCACTTCCGCCGCGACTTGCGGGACAATGGCATTGCCGTAGCCGCGCAGGCGTCCCACACGGGCGGGTACCCCATGAGCCAGCGGGAATGTGCCGGGTTCAATTGGCCTGGCTTTGCCGTCTCGGCAGGAGAGCCATTCGGCGCTGATCCAAGGGCTTCCGCTGCACTCAATTCGCGGCCTGACCGGAACGCTTCCGACCGCGGCGCTTCCTGCGCTGTCGGCGTCGCCCATGTCGCGAGCTTCGCCGCGCCCGGCAGCTTCCAAAAGATTGCGCGCGATCCGTCCGGTTTCTTCGGCCCGTAGCAGTAATCGCTCGCCCCTTCGTCGTTCACCATCGGCGTCGGCCACGTCGCCAGTTGCGCCTGTTCCTGCAAATCCGGCCCGCCCGCGCCGCGCTGCTCCCGCTGACTGTTCGCCCCGCCGGAGATGGCCTTCGGCGTGGCCCACGAACCAGATCCGCTGTCGGATGTGGAACGCGCCGACACTCGCAGCCGGGAGAGATGTCGCCCCGCAGGCGTAACCTTCTCGCTCCAAGTCATCGAAAACAGCATCGAGCCAGCCGTGGGCAATCGCGCTTTCAACCTGCTCCCCAACAATCGCGTCAGGGTGACACTCGCGGATAAGCCGCGCCCAATGCGGCCAGAGATGTCGATCGTCGGCGCCACCGGCCCGCGCGCCGGCGCTCGAGAACGGTTGACACGGACAGCTACCGGACCAAATAGGTCGATCGTCAGGCCAGCCGGCGAGTCTGAGCGCGTAACTCCAGCCGCCGATGCCGGCGAAGAAGTGCGCTTGTCGATATCGTCGAACATCATCGGCCGTCACCTCGAGGATCGATCGCTCGTCGACGTCGCCGTCCGCAATCAATCCGGCCGTGATCAACTCGCGTAACCACGCCGCCGCGAACGGATCGTGCTCGTTATAGTACGCGCCCGCTACGTCCACATCCCGCGCCCACGCGCCGCGATCTCTTGCGCCGTGCGTCGGACGACCGGCCGCCGGTACCCGCAGTCGCAGACGAAGTACCACACGCCGTCGACGTGCACCCGCACCAGCTCCCCATGCCGGCACCAGAGACGCCGGAGCCGGGACCAGAGCGCCGCCCGCACGCGCGTCTTCAGCACCGCGGCACCTCGAGCCCGATCGCCGCCCACTCCGCGGACGCCTCCTCGAGCACCTCGCAGGCGGCGCCCGGTTCCGCGTGCACGAGGTAGCACTGCAGGCAGATCAAGACGCGACGCGCCGGCACATGGGGCCGGAACCGCACGCCCTGCTGACAGAGCGCGCACGTCCCTTCGAGATCGTCCGGAAAGAACGCCGGGAGCGTCGTCGGTGCGCAGATCACGATCCGCGCCGTCTCGCGCGGTCTGTCCGGATCTGTCATACGTCACCCCTTCGGATCGGCGTCGTCGGCCGCGCGCTCGAGGATCCCCAGGATCACATTCGCGATCGCTGCCGTTTGAATCGTCGCCACGGCGCCCAGCCGCAATTCCAGATCGGGAGCGTCGACCGACGTCAGCCGGTTCATATGCGTGACGTCCCGCGGAATCTCGGCGCCCTCCGGCACGTAATACAGTTTTCGGATGTACTGCTGTACCTCCGGATGCGACTTCAGCCATTCGTCGAGCGTTTCCTGTACGTCAATCACCGGATCGACCATGATCATCGCCTCCCCTAAAACCGCACCCAGCCGCCCGCGCGCGCAAACTCCAGAAATTGATCGAACCCGCCGACGATATGCGGCACGCGCGCCAGATTGCAGAACTCTCGAAAAATCACCTGCTCGGCCGTGAGCGTCCCGCCGCGGCCCTTCACCTCAACCCAGAGAAACACCCACGGCCCAGCCGGCTCCGGCCCCCTGGGCGCCGGCGGAAGAAAGACCGCCAGATCCGGCAGACCTTCGGTCTGCCGCGTACTCATATCGGCCGGCGTCCCGCAGGCGACGCAATTGCGCGCGCGCCGCGTCCCGATCGTGGCGACTGAGCCGCCGAGCTGCCCGACGAAATTCTGAATGTTGGCCTGCTCCGTCTTTTCGTCCAGCGACGGCCGGAGGTACGTCACGCCGCGCGACGTCGTCGTCAGTCGCTCCATGCCGGCCGCCCTTACTGTCGCCACGTCCCACTCACCGACAGCGTATTCAGCGCCGTATCGTTCGCCGTCGCCTCGCGAAAGAGCGACCCGTTGACGACGATCTGAATCGCCAGGAAGGGATTCCCACTCAGGAGCGGATACGAGATCGGCGTCGCCTCGAGCGAGAGAAACATCGACGTCGCGGCCGTCGTGAACGAGTTCCCGTACGGGAGCGACGTCACGACTTGCGTGAGCCCATCGATCGGCGTGCTGTATCGCACGCGCACCGCCGACGCATTCCCGACGACGCGGAATTCGATCGTGGTCTTGGGCGCCGGCGTCGGCGTCGTCGGCGTCGTCTCGCGCGGCGCCGTCGGTACGTTGATCACCGTATCCCCGCAGCCATAGAGCGCCACGGCGATCCCGAGAAGCAGGCACACGGTTACGATCCGGACCTTGGGATTCATACGGGGTGTCCTTCATCAAGCCGATTCAAGACCAGTACCTTGGCGCCATCGGCTTCGATCTGAATGTCGGCGACTTCCACCGGAAAAGATCGATGCTCCGGTAGCTCATACAAGTGCCGCAGGAGAGCGACGGAAAACCGAATCCGATCGCCAATCTCCACGCGCCTGACGTCATCTCCCATCCTCACAACACCGGCTCCGGCCGCGCGTCGACTTCCGACAGCGACTCGATCATCCGGCCGTACTTCGTCTCGGTGTACCGGATCGTGACCGGCACGCCGGCTTCCTGCGCCGCCTTCGCTGTCGTCGCCACCGTCAGCGAAAACGTGTGGTAGGTCGCATTGTCGTACGCCGTAATGACAAACTTTTGTTTCACGCCGTCATCGAGCTGCCGCTTGACGATCTTGAGAATCTTGACGGTGACCGTCCGCGGCTCCTCAGGCGTCGGCAGCGTCCGCGCCGGCGCCTCGGTCTCATCGGCTTCTTCCGCACTCACTTCGCCAAAGCCGACGAGGTTGGAGACGGCCCGGTTATACGCGCGCGTCACGGCGTGCGAGCGAACGTTGTGTTCGGTCGCCTGCGCGGGCACGGCCGCCCACTTATTGCCGACGTCACGCCGGGCTTTTTCAATCGCGAACACTGAGCCGTCGCCGACGGCCGTCCGCCCATTCGGCGCCGTCGCGCGACAGACGACGACGTACCCGAAATTCTCGCGGCCGTCGTCAAACTGCCCATGCACTTCGCGGCGCTCGTCGACGAGCTCCACGCTCAGATTGAACGCGACCGAGAGCGCGCGCCAGTAGCCTTTCTTCCGGAACTGGCGCCCGCCGAGTTCGATGATCTGATCGGGCATCGACTGGTCGAGCGCGCGCTGCAATTCGCGATAGGCGATCAACGCTTGCGCCATCGCCGGCCCGCCGTAGATCGGCACGGGCAGGGCCAGCGCGGGACTATCCACGATCGCGAGATTCGTGCTGCTCATTGGCTCACCTCACCCGTGCCCTGCCACGCCTCACCCTGCCTGACCCAACCTCTGCCAAACCCTGCCCGACCGGACCTAACCCGACCATACCGAGCCCGACCTTGCCGTACCACGCCTGATCAAGCCCTGCCACGCCACGCCGCGCCCGGCCGGGCCATGCCTTGCCTTGGCTTGCCAGACCGCGCCAGGCCCCACCGTGCCCTGCCTGACCATGCCCCGCCTAGCCCTGCCGTACCGAGCCGAACCCCGTCACGCCGAGCCTAGCCACTACCGCGCCTGACCAAGCCGCGCCATGCCGTGCCACGCCATGCCCCACCTTGCCGGGCTAAGCCCAACCCGACCTGACCACGCCCAGCCACGTCCAGCCCTGACGCGCCGCGCCAGACCGCGCCGAACCCTGCCTTACCGCACCGCGTCACACCACGGCCCGCCGAGCCCAACCAGGCCGAGCCGAACTAAGTCATGCCCTGCCACACCACGCCACGCCGAACCGTGCCATGCCGAGCCCGGCTACTACCCCGCCCTGCCACGCCCGACCTCACCACGCCCTGCCTAGCCAGGCCATGGCGTGACTTACTCCGGCACCGTGATCTCGAACTGCTGGACGACAAACCGCCCGTAGGTCGGCCGGTAATCGGCGATCCCGACCAGGCGCCCCGCGTTGATCAACACGTCATGGAGAACATCCGGCGGGATGTACTCCGGCAGCAGCACCATCAGTTCGATCACGACCGACCAGCCCGCACGCATCGCCGGCCGGATGCGCGTGATCGCGCTGCGCTGGATGATCACGCGCCGCTTATCCTCGAAATCCCAGGCCCGCGCCCCCGTGGACGCGAGCGGGGTCAGCGGCACGATCCCGGCCTTGAATAAATCCATCGCGCTCTTTCTCGGCGAGCGCGGATCCTGACGAAACTTCGCCGCATGAATCACCGACTGGCGCAAGTACTCGCCAGGAATCGCGAGATCGCCGGCTTCGTTGCGGTAGACGTAACTCTCGAGGTCATCCGTTTTCTTCGCCTTCGATCCTTTCGCCGCGCGGGACTTCGTCTCGACCGCTTCGCACTGCCACCGATGAAAAATCAGATCAGCGACGCCGACAATCCGCACCGATGCGACATACGGGATGGCGTACTCAATCGCTGTCTTCCCGCTGTTGGTGACTTCCGGCCCAATCGCGATCACTTCGCTCCGTGCTACGCTTCCTGTTGCTGGTGTCATGTTGATCTCCTCACCCTGATACCTGCCGGGCGGCGCGATCACGCCGCCCTTCGTTTTCACCGCGCCACGCCCCACCGCACCCAGTCCAGCCCTGCCGAGCTGCGCCCCGCCATGCCGGAGCAAACCACGCCCCGCCGCGCCTCGCCTCACCCAGCCCGGCCTGACCATGCCGTACCCGACCAAACCGCACCTTGCCCCACCCAACCGAGCCCTGCCAGACCAGACCGTGCCTAACCACGCCACGCCGTCATCAAGATCGTTCGCTTCGATCCATCCTTGCCGGCCGTCGCAGTGCGCCGCATGATTGACCTCGGTCGCATTGCCGCCGCAGAACAAACATCCGGTGTCCATGTTTCAACTCGGTCGCACGTCGCTTCTCGCCGGCGCCGCCAGGAGTAAATCGCCCAACACGACCCGCGCATAGGCGACGACGTCGGCCGCAAACGCCGCCACATCCGGCCGACGCATGCGCTCGGCCGCGTGCCGCTCGAGCCCCGCGAGGGCTTCGATCAAGTCGTGCCCCGCGCGCCACGGCTCGCCGAAGGGCTCGACCGGCACCCGGCCGCACCCGTGGACGGCCGCGAGCACCCGGCGCGTCGCCTCGAGCTGTTCGACCACGTCGGCCGCCGTCGCCCCGCGCCTGACGCCCGTTAGCCGGCGCCTCATGCCTGCCGCCTCGCGCGCGTCATGCGCGCCGCGTCGACGGCCTTCTGGGTAATGCGGCTGTCGTACGGGATCTGCTGTTTGGCGCAGATGGTTTTGAACCGCTCGGCGATGGCGCCGAGATCGTCCGTCGGCTCCTCGTCGATGGCCTGATAGGCGATCGCTTTGTACGCCTTAAAGGACGGAACGCTAACCGGCCGCGAAGCGGCCGGTTGATCTTGATCTACTGCAGAAGAAGAAGCAGATGCAGGCCATCGTTTAGGCATATGCTTGGCCGATGCTTGCCAGCGCACTTTCGCCCCTTTTTCCCCGCGCAGGGCGAAAGTGATTTGCTCTCGTCTTTGCTGCTCTAATCGCTCGTTAATCCATCCGTCTTTCGTCTTTTTCCAGCGCTTTTTCACGCCGTGCCACAGCCGTACGGCGTCCGGACCGATCACCCGTCGGCGCCACACGGAGGACTTCGGCAATGGCCCGTTATCCCACGACCACGCCAGTAGATGGATGTACACTCCGGCGACCTCCCACGGCATCCCGAGCGTGCTACTCAACCAATCACGGGCATAGAACTGAAACGCCGGCGGCTTCATGGGCCTACCGCTCGCTCGCCGCGATCTGCTGTTCGACCCAGGCGTCGACCAGGCGTGTCGCCCAGAGCGACGTACTGCGGATCTTGATCGGTTTGGGAAACGTGCCCGCGGCCACGAGCTGATAGATCGTCGTGCGGCTCAGGCCGACGCGCTGACAAACCTGCGGCAACTTGAGCAATCGCGGATCCACAGCCGACGGCATACCGAGGCCTTTCGTTAGACGTCCTGCGGCGCGAGGAACTTCGTCGCGTGGATCCCGGTCACGTCCTCGAGCCGCTTGGCTACGCGGAGCGACGGCGACCGGGCGCCGGCCAGGATCATGTTCACGTAATTCGTCGTGACGCCGATCTGCTGCGCGAGCCAGGCCTGCGTGCGGCCATGCTGCACGAGCCAACTTTTGATCCCCAGGCGATCGCTCGCCGCGCCTAACCGGAGGTGAGCTGTTTTCACAGGATGCTAGGGGCACCCTAACGCCATGTGATACTCGGCGTCAAGACGTTTCACATCTGGATATTGACTGAGAGTTACATTACACTCGGCTTGAAATGTCCGACCGTGCGCCCATCCGCCAGGCGCTTCGGCAGCAACTCCTCCAGCGGCTCGCCCTCAAGGGCGCGACGCAGGGCGAGCTGGCGGCCTTCCTCGGGAAGTCCAGCGCCTGGATCAGTCAGGTGCTGACGGGCAAGCGCGGTTGTCGCTTCGATGTGATTGATCGGATGGCCGAGTTTTTCGGCATCCCGCCGTACTTGCTCTTTATCGATCCGGCGATCCCAGATTCTGACCTTCGCCTCCCCAGGCTAGTGGCTGAAGGAGATTCTGTCTATGACCCTGCGCCTCGTGTACCCGCCTCGGACACCGCGTCGAGCGACGCGAAACAAGAACTCATCGAGCACCAGCAGCGCATTATTCAAGTCCTCGTCGATACGCAGTTCCTCCTCGCAAAAGACACCGGCACCAACATCCGAGAGATCAATCTCAACATCGAGAGCTTCGGCGCCCAATTGGCCCTCCTCCTCGACGCCGCGGCCAGCCCAGCCGCTGTCCATGCGCCTCGACGATCAGGCAAATCAACTCGAGCAACTCGCCGACGGGCTTCGATCGCACGCTGAGCGGGAGCGGCTCGCGGAGCGCCAGATCCTGACGCGCCCGCCGCTCCGGGCGATCATGGACAGCAGCGCCGCGGTCTGGATGCGCGTGCGGAAGTCTTAGCGGCCCCGCGCCTCCCGCGGCACAAACGCCACGACCGTCCCGGTCTTGAGCCCGTCGAGATGATCGGCGTAGGCCTGCATCATCGCGATCCGCTCGGGTACCCGTGCCGCCCGGTCATAGGCGGCCCGGACGGGATTCGCGATCTGGTGGGCGAGCTGTAATTCCACCAGGTCGTTGTCATAGCCCAGCTCGCGCAGGTGCGTCGCCGCGAGCGTGCGAAAGCCGTGCATACTCTGCTGCGCCTGCGTGTAATTCAACCGGCGCAGTACTGTCGGCAGCGTCGCATTCGAGATCGGCCGCGTCGCGTGCTTCAGGCCGGGAAAGACGAGCGCGTTCTTGCCCGCGATGGCCTGCAGATCGCGGAGGATCGCCACCGCTTGGCGCGCGAGCGGCACGAGGTGATCGACGCCGGTATTGACCTTCATGCGGGCGGCCGGGATCCGCCACATCGCGGCGTCGAGGTCGAACTCGGTCCAGCGGGCGAGGCGCAGCTCGCCCGGCCGCACGAAGAGGAGCGGCGCGAGGCGCAGCGCCCCGCACACGAAGGGCGAGCCGTCCGCGTGGTCGATCGCGGTCAGGAGCTGGCCGACGGCCTTCGGCTCGATGAGCGCCGGGTGATGCCGCACCTGGACCGGCGTCAGCGCGTCGGTGAGATGCGCCGACGGATCGGTGAGCGCGCGCTGCGTCGCAATGGCGAACCGAAAGATCTCGCCGGCTACCTGCCGCACCCGGTGCGCGGTTTCGTACTTACTCAGCCGGTCGATCGGCCGCAACACATTGAGCACATCGATCGGGCGAATCCGCGAGACGCTGAGGGCGCCGAGCGCGGGCACGAGGTACCGCTCGACAAGGGAGCGTTTCTTCGCGACCGTGGTTTTGCCGAGCGTCCGCGCTTCCTTCTCGAGCCACTCAATGGCCACGGCCCGGAAGGTGTCGACGCCGACCGCGGCCTTGTCGTGGCGGCGCAGGACGCTCGGGTCCATGCCCTGGTCGAGCAGCCGCTGCGCCTCGAGCTTCTTCTCGCGGGCGCGCTTGAGGGTCACGACCGGATACTTCCCAAACGACAGTTGCTTACGCCGCCCGTCGTACGTGTAGTCCCAGCGCCAGAACCGCTGGCCGGCCGGCAGCACTGCCAGGTGGAGCCCCTCGCCGTCTGCGAGGCGTTGCTCGCGCGTGGGGTCCGGTTTCGTCTTGGTGATCGCGAAGTCTGTCAGCATCTCGTCTCGGCTCCTAATTCACATTTCTGGGAATTCCCTACACGCCTATCGATTCCCTGCATTTTTCCCCTACACATTTCGGCGGCTTGGGGCGGCTGAATACGGCCGCCTGCTACCGATTAGGGATTATACAACAAGCCCAGAATCGAGGGATTTGCTGAGGGAATCTGCGGAAAGGAGGCTTAATGTGGCTTTGTAAGGCCGCGTGCGGACTGGTAGGGACGGACAGCTAACATGGGGTGAGTTTGCCGGAGGAGGGCATCGAAGTTCCTGGGGAAACGGGCCCGTGTCGGGCCGTTTCCCTGCAGTATTCCCTACGCCTTTCTACGCTAAGATGGAGCCCGGAGAGAACATTCACGCCCCTTCACCGGCCGCGGGATTCGTCACCCCGCGGCCGTTTTTTTGTCCCGCCTCACCCGTAGCTCGGCCACGGAATCATGCTCGCCGTCAAGAACGCCAGCCCGAGCGCAATCAGCCGCGGATGGTACGGCTGCGTCATCGGCAGCGCCGCGAGCGCGAAGCACACCAGCGCAAACACCAGCAGAATCAGACGCAGCATGATCACCCCCCTATGTCAGCCGGCCCCGAGCCATAGCGATCGTGAAACACCGCATCCGAGAGCACCTCGACCAGACCGTTCCGTTTGTCCTCCGTCACCCAATCGGTCGCCACGACCGGCAGCGTGACGCCGCTTGGATAGCGGTAGACATACTGGCCCGAGCCGGCGTCCTCAATCCCCGGCGGCCAGGGCGTCACGGCCGGCGTAAATTGCTCGGCCTCGACCTTCCGCGGCTTCTCCGTATAGGTCGTTCTCGCCATGATTCCCCCGTCCCTCACGCGAGCTGGAACGCGAACGATCCGACCGGCCCGTGAATCGTGCCGGCCGGCCACGGCGTGCCCAAAATGTCGCGGTACAGCGTCAGAATGATTCCCGCCCCTTGCTGTAACACCACGCCCGTCCCGCTCCCAATATTTGTGGCAAAGCTGCCGCCTTGCCAGTTTTTGATCGCCGCCGGCAACTGCAGATTGATCGAACTCGGCGATCCGCCGATCGTGGTGCCGGTAATGTAGACCTGCACGAGCAGCGTCGTCCCGACAATGGCATAGCTGTACCGGCCCACACTTGGCGCCGTCACCGTCCACGTCCCCCCGCTGCTCGCCGTGAAGTTCGCCGCGTTGAACGCCACATCGATCCACGGCCCGACAAAGGCATCGATCTGCCCGTACAGTTCCTGCTTCCAGGCATTGTTCAGGACCGTGCCGGTCGTGCCGGAGCCGTCATCGTCGATCATCGCTGTCCGCGTAATCGGCATACCTACCTCTTATCGACCAGCCACGCATCGGTCACGTCGGCCGGATGCACTTCGGCCGCCGTGCACGCCCGCCGCGGCGGCTGCCCCCACACCGGCCACGACAGCTCGGCCGTCAGAATCATGTACTGCCCGACCATCGGATCGACGACCGGCTCGGCCAGGTTGTACGCTTGCATCCGGCCCGGCTTCGCGTTCAGATCGTCCGTCTCGAATTGAATCGAGAT